ATTAAAGCCCTAAATGATGAGGAGTTCGCATTTGAGAAGATTAACATCGTTAATCCTCAAGGGCTTGAAAACTTCATTTTCCTTGAAGATTGGACCAATGGAATCGAATTTATTAAACAAGATGAAGAGGAACTTTAACACATGACACAAGATAGCAGCCAAGCGCTTATTAACACAACGGTTTCGATAACCGCAGCAAGTATCACAATCACTCAAGTGCAACCATTGGTCACAATGGTAGCGGGCTTGGTTGCTATCTTATCGGGTATTTTAGCAATCATTTATTATATTAAGCAAATCCGTAAGTTATGATGAAGTTTTTCAACACCATGTTAGGATCATGGTTAAAGGTAGTTATTACCGCCATCCTTACGATGGCAATGGCAAAGGGTGATATCTTTGCAATTACTTTAAAAGAGTGCTTGTCGGCCGGTGCCATCTCAATAATGCCTATTATTATAAATTTCCTTAACCCTAATGATCCGAGATATGGCAATAAAAAATAGCATCCTTGCAGTTTTATTAATTGCACTAACTTTCAGTTGCAACCCAATCCGCAAGGCCGAGCGCCTTATCCTTAATGATAAAGATGCAAGCGAGCGGATTTTTCGTGCTTTGGAGGTTACTCATCCATGCGCCAACGATACAACCTTAATAACCAAATATGACACTACATTACTTATTGATACCATTGTTAACTACAAAAGAGATACGATCAATATTAACGGGGTTGAATACATAACCATTAAAGAGGCACCAAAAACCATCATTAAGACAGTTAAGGTTAACCAAATTGTAACCGGTTATGTTGTTGATACTCGTAGCCTAGGCATTGCGCTTGATTCCGTGCGATATTACAAGACTTTGGCGCAAGTCAATAAAGAGACTAGCAAGTCATGGAGCCGCCGATTTTGGGTAGTTTTAATCGCTTTAATCGTTGTTGGATTTTTAAAGTATAAATTATGATAATATCCGAGCATTTATCTTTGTCCGAATTAATTCGTAGTGACTCCGCAAAGCGCCTAGGAGTTACCAATATGCCGACCGATGAGCATATCATCAATTTAAAGGCATTGGCTGAAAACATCTTCGAGCCAATCCGCGCCCATTTCCGTTGCCCGATTTTTATCTCATCCGCATACAGGTCCGCAGAACTTAACCAAGCATTAAAAGGGGCCAAATCAAGCCAACATCTCAAAGGTGAGGCAATTGATATTGATATGGATGGCTCATCCAATGGTGTGACAAATGCAATGGTGTACGAATTTATTAAATCAAAGCTTGATTTTGACCAATTGATTTGGGAATTTGGCAACACCGTTAACCCTTCCTGGGTGCATGTAAGCTTCAAAAAGAACGGCCCTCAAAGACATCAAGTCTTGAGAGCCGTGTTAGTAGATGGGGGAACGAAATATGTTATAGTTTCATAACTAATTTTTGGTACTCTTCCTTAATATTACAATCAGTCTCAAGCATGTTGCTTGTTGATTTAATCGCATTGATTACTGTTGTATGATCACGATTAAAGGCAATCCCAATCTCATCCAATGTAAGCAAAGTGTTTGATCTCAAAATATGCATTGTTAATAATCTTGGGATGGTAACAACCGACTTCCTACTTTTTGACTTAATTTGATCCATTGATATATTAAATTGCTCGCAAGTGTTTGCGATAACTGTATCAATATACTTCAATACTTTCTTTTTTGGCATTGTCTTAAAGCCAATCTTTGCTTTCTTAATTCCCGGCATTATCATGTAGTTCATTTTTGTTAATTTTAATCTCATCAAATATACCAAAGGACTCCGCTTTTTTGATATGTCTTTTAAATGTATGAAATGACATCTCATCATTTTGTAATAAATGGGTAAGCTTACCCACTAGATCAATTTTCTCAATAATTGTTAACTCAATCCATTCGTTATGATTTGGCATCTCCTTTGATTTTATAGATAAAAAATAATGTTACATATAGCAAGCACGCTAATGGCACCGCTAATAAGAAAAACTTTAATAGTGATAATATTGCTCTAATCATAATTAAATATTTTGTAAAAAAGCCGTGATTAAAAATGCGGTGATTAAAATAACGACCGCTTGAAAATTGTGGTTTTGTTGCTTATTCATGTTAATAATTGAATTTTACTTTAATAATAAGAGTGTTGGTAATTGTACTAAATTGTCTCGCATAAACTTGATAAAAAAAATAATGCGCATTACAAGGATCAAATGTTACATCCATCCCAATGATGTCACCAATAACAGGTGCAATTGTAATGTTTAAAGGTATTTGATTCATTTTAGGCTCCAACTCGGTACCTTCATTTAGGTTATACTCGATAACCATTTTTGTTTGTTTTTCCATTTTCTTTGATTTTGTTTAGAAACCAAAGCTATATTATTTTAATTTAATAAAAAAATATTTTTAATATATTTTTTTAAAGTGCCTTAAAGTAAAGTCTTTTTTGGCTTGGACCATATTAAAAATACGCTCCTCAATGCCTCCAACGGTGAATATCCAAAACACTTTTGAGGCTATTGTCCGGTCCTTTGTCTGCATCCTTGCCCTTGATTGCCAATAGCTTACCGCTGAAAAGTCAATATTGTACATGACAAGCGCATCGGCCGTGCTTAAATTTATGCCCTCCCTTCCGCTTTGCACCTGGCTTATAAATACCGCATCGCCTCCCGCCTTATTGAACTCTTGCGGATCATCATATGAGTTTTTAAAAGTTGCCTTTAAAAGCAACCCCTCGGCTATGTACTTATAAAAGATGGCTATCTTTTGATCCTTAAACCTTTCCTTAATAAAATTGGCTTTTGTATCATCAAAGATGATTGCATTGCCATCATCCTTTTTAACCGTTCCGCTGCATATTTGATGTACCTTTTGCATCTCTTTAACCGCCGTGTCCGCAACAACTATCTCGCCATCCTTTGTCCTAAATAATTTGTCCTTGGTAATCTTATCAATGGCCCATTTGACCTTATCACTCATTGGTACATACAAGATGGCCTCTTGCACCAAAGATTCAAACCCGGCCTCCTGTTGCGTATATGTCAAAAACAAATGGTTAATCTCGCATTCAATCAACTCCGTTTTGACATGTGAGTAATCTGCAAGCTCCCGATTAAAAACAAATTTTTTCTTTGGGATGCCATAAGCTTTGTGCCAGGAATAAAAGTTTTTATGATCTGCAAATGGTGATTTATCCGATACCCAAAATTGATGGAATATTTGAGCAAAGCTTTCCGGTGTTGGGGTGCCACTTAAATAAATCACCGGCTTACCTTTGCATAATTCCTTTAATGCTTTTGTCCTTTCGGATGGTATTGGGTATTGGCCCAATGAATGAGCTTCATCAATAATAATAAGATCATAAATATTTTGGCATTTATGTACGCTTTCAAAATTAATAATATCTAATTTATATACATAACCGGACAATTTAAAATCATCCTGAATGCTTGAGATGGCTTTTTTCTTTGTAACAAATAATACATGCTCAACACTTAATTTGTTTGCTAATAGTAAACTTGTTAATGTTTTGCCGGTCCTTACTTGCATTGCAAGATATACCAAACCAAATTCATTAATAACCTCAAGGCCCCTATTGGCTATGTCGATTTGATAGTCTCGGAGTTGCATATTGCTTTAAATATTTGATAAGCTACTTGAGGCACTATGGCGTTTCCGTAGGCTTTGATTGATTCTTTTCTCCATTTAGAAAAGGTGATGTTGTCCAATTCTTTGGGAAGCCCATCATCTCCTCCACAAACAGGGGAGACAGTTGGGAAGCTTTCCCATTTATTAATCCTCCCGTTCTCGCCATTGCCTCCAAACATTTGCTCGCTTGAGTATCCCCTTTGAGCCTGTAACTGTCTTCGTTCGCAGATGGTGTTGGTAACATTTGAAATATTTGTGTTGCCAAGTTTGGCATCGTTGTTCCGTTCGGATATTTCTCCATTCTCTTTTTGAACTTCTCTAAATTCACCGGATCTTCCTTTGTCGTTGGAGTGAGCAACAAACCATATCCTATCTCTTTTGTGCGGTGCGCCGACACTTGCAGCTGGAATAAGAATCGGTTGTACTGCATATCCTTCCCTTTCCAAATCATCGCACACCTCGTTGAATACCACCCCCCCCCCAACTAACGAGTCCACGAACATTCTCGCCCACAATGTATCTCGGTTTGATCTCTTTAATTGCGCGTAACATTTCCGGAAAGAGATGTCGCTCATCGGATTTGCCAAGTTGCTTTCCGGCATTTGAATATGGTTGACATGGGAATCCTCCTGTAAGGATATCAATACTTCCTTCGTGAATAGAGAAATTTGTTTTTGTGATAT